TTTAGCCCCTAATCCTCCCTCCGAAAGCCTTGTCATCGCTGGTTTTGGGCAAAATATTAGCTAAATTCCCGATTTAAGAAAACCTTGGTTTTTTAAAAAAAAGATTTTTGTCCGGGATGTCGGCGCCGTTGTCATTTTTTGATAACTTCTGCTCAAGAAGCTGATTGAGTTTTTCAGCAAATTTAGGGTTATTGTCGATGGCTTTTGCCAGTTTATTCAGTGTGTCTAATGTTGAGGGTGCACTGTCGATCACCGCGTTCAGCCTGTCATTGACAATTTTTACCGCTTTCGGGGTCGCCGCTTCCGTTTCACTGCTGCTCTGATTGGCGTTGCTGAGCTTGACGAAACCCTTTTCACTTACGCTCGCATCCGGGTGGTTTCTCGAGCGCGTATGTGCGGTTAACGCCGCTTCCGCCTCTTTTAATTGCTGCTTTAACCAGGCGGTGCGATTCGCCAGTTCACGCGCGGGTCGGTTGGTGATGCCATCTGACCCACCCAATACCGGGTCGGAGGTCTCTATCTGGTAGATATCCTCTTCCCAGGCAGCCGTTTCTTTTAAATAGCTCATTTCATCGTTCTCCATCGGGCTGGATCCCATCTTGGCGGTTTTTTTAGTCACAGTGTAGTCTGTTTTCGTCTATTGATTAAGTGTTTTTGCATACTATTAACTGCTGCCTGATTATAGCGCCCGTGGTAGGTCGTCTGAGCGTTATAGCGCAGCGGCACTGCCGTATAATCCAGCGCCACCAGTTCGCTACGCGCCGGCGCAAAGGCCGCCAGCGTCTCGCTATCGGGATACGCGGTCGCCTGTTCCGGTTTAAGGGCCGCTCCCCCTTCGGTTATCGTCACCTCCCCAAACCCCAGCGCCCGTATCATGGCACGAATCGACCAGGGGGTACCCTTATAGCGATGCAGCGTGATGGCTGATTTCAGCATCGCCCGGCGCGCATCATCCGATTCTGCCAGAGACCAGCCATTGACCCCGGTTAACGCCAGCTGCTCTGCCAGCCAGGGCAAGGCCGACGCCTCGGTCATATCCAGCAGGTAAACCAGCAGCGGCGTCAGGTCAATCTGCTGTAACCACGCGGCCTGTGCCGCCAGCGCCTGAAAATGTTTCTCTGCCGCCAGCAGCGGCGGTAACAGGCTGTTATCGGTCATCAGCACTCTCCGCGCCCAGGGTTAACTGAATGTCGCTACAATGCGCCCATTGCTGCGCGGCCAGTACCGTCGGCTCAAGGGTCTTGAAACTACTGAGCTGCACCCGGTAAACGCCAGGGACGGACAGGGCGGCGATAATCTGGCTGGGCACAATATCCCGACCCAGCTGTTTAGCCTGGCGGGCGACATACTGCTCGGCGGCCTGCCGCGCCTGTTTCAGTACCGGCGCGCCCGGCTGGCTGGCATAACAGGTCAGTTGCGCGCTAATCGCATAGTCGACTTTCTCAGGGGCCAGCACCTGCACCGTATCATTCAGCGGGCGTACCCGCTCTTCCGAGCACAGCGCCGTTACCAGGCTGAGTATCGTCTTGTCCGGCAGCCCACTGGTCAGCAGCGGATACAGGTTAACCGTCCCCGGCTTCGGGCGGGTCACCGCCACATCACAAATCCCCGGATGGGCACTCATGGCATGAAAACGATAGGCTTCGCGTGAACCGGCGGTACTGAAGGACGCCGGAGCCAGGCGAATACGGCTCCGCAAATGCGCATCGTCCTCAGCGTCTGAGCCGCCTTCGCTTGGCGTGGTATTGGTCACCTGGATATCCCCGTCATCGATGGCCTCCATCAGGGTGCTGATTTGCGCCGGTTGCCAGCCGTTACCCTTTGTTCCCGCCTCGCTGCAGGTCGTTATCGGTTATCTCAACCGACAGAATAGTAGCGGTCATTCCGCTCTCCCCAGGGTGTTAACGGCCAGGGTGTGTAACGGCCCCTGATAGCGGCTTAAGTCCGGTCGATACCCTTCACCGGGATTATACGACCAGCCGATATCCGGGGAAAACACCGTATGATTGCCGAGTGTCAGCTGGGCAACCGGCTGCATTTCGCCGGTTTTGCGCGAGACCACCTGCAACGACCAGCGCAGACGGTCACCGGACGTTTCCACCGTGAGTCCTCGCGCTTTGATGTCCCGTTCAGACAGTGCAATCACGCTACAGCGACAGCGCCAGCCATTGGGCGGGTAGAGTGCACGCCATAGCGGGTCATCGGCAGGAAACACCCGGCCATGCAGCGCCAGATGGCTTCTGCGGGTACGGTTATCCCGTATTGCCACATACATCCAGTAGGGGCGCGCCGCGATATTCTCCCGCATTTCTGCCCAGCGCCCGGCGTTGTACAGGGTGGTGAGATTGGTGCGATAAATCGTCTCAAGGCGCTGCGGACTACCCAGTTGTACAGTGACCGGCTCACCGCTGACCGGGTCAGTGGTCTCCTGTTGCACCCACCATCCCCTGGCCTGCAGTACCGGGGTTAATTCCTGGGCAAACCACTGCCCGGTTTGCCCCTCAGCCAGCGAGGTGTTCAGTGCCTGATACATGTCCTGCAGGATATCCAGTCGCGTCACTTTGGCCACCGTCGCACTCTGCGCATGGGCGTCTTGCCAGACATCCTGCCAGTCCCAGGAAAAGGTAAAACCTTTGGCTTTCAGGTAAGCGATGACCCGTTTGGGCGGCAGGCTAAACAGCGCCGTCAGTGCGTTATCATTGAGTGTCGGCATGTAACCTCCCCCAGACGCTGGCAACAAACATCACCCGGGCTAAGGTCTCCTGGAGTGCGTCCGCCTGCATCTGTGGATACAGTGTGCTGAGCTGCGCTATCAGCTCGCGGGGAGTCACACCGGATTGCACCGCGTCAAATAACGGGGCCAGCAGCGGTTGCAGAGTGTTGTCCAGGGTACCGTTTTTCATCAGGCTGTCCAGGGCACGGTCAAGCTGTGCCTGAGCCTCGGATGCGGTCTTTGTTTCGTCCTCGGCAAAGGTCAGCGGCGGTGCGGCGGAAGAGGTTGCGTGTGGCGCACTTTCCATCAGCAAATCGCCGGGTTGCAGGCCATATTCACGCTGATAGTATTGCGCGCTGAAAAAGCCTGCCGTTTGCGCCAGACTCTGGTCACGCTAGGGGCCTGCACCTCATCGATGGTCTCCTGCTCCCACAGTCGCCACGTTGGCACCGGCACATCACCAAAGTTCAGCTCAACCAGCCAGCGGAGTATCTGATTCACCGCACTCATCACCATCACCGCATCGCCATCGCGGATATCGGCGGCCACTTCCAGCCCGGCCAGGGCAGAGGCGTGATTGGTTTCGGCTTCGGTGGTCTGGTTCTGGCCCAGGAGCGCAATGGTAATTTCACTGCGGGCCATCTCAATCAGGTCTTTGTACAGACTGCTTGACGCCCCCTTGGTGGCGGGCTCCTTGAATTCAATGCTGCTGTCATCCGGAATAACCGCCACCGCATCCTGCACCATCTGCTCGAGGGAGTGCAGCAGCGGGCCAACATGCGCCTGGTCCTGACCCCGTGGATGACGCCCGACTACCCAGGGGTGCCGTATTTCTCACTAAAGCGCATCCAGAATGACCAGCCGGCTTTCTTGAACGTCACCGGCCAGAAGCACAGCGACAGGTCGGCAAAGCCGTAGGGGTTATCAAAGGTGGCGTCTTGCGTCGCCACCACAAATTTGCGTGGGGGTAATAACTCGCCCGCCAGGCCCGACTGCCGGGCCTGAAAGCGCAGGCGATTCTCGGTATCAAAGGTAAACCACTCGGGTGGTTTACCCACCACATCGGTCACTACCAGATGGCGCCCGTCTTTTGCCCAGGTCAGTTCGGCGGGTTGATAGCCAAAAAAGGCCGCCTCCAGCAGTTCGCCGATGAGGCGGTTTATGTCCCACTGCGCCAGGGTCTGTTCAATAAAGCGCACCACAGGCGCAGGTGCCTGCCCCGGCTCCAGTCCGCGCTCCAGGCATTTGACCGCCGATTTACGCCGCCGGATACTGCTACCCACCAACGGCTCAGCGCGTAACTGGCGGTAGACGCTAATCGCCTGGCCTCGGGCGCGTAATATCGGGTCGGGATTGGGTAAATGGCCGAACAGTTGTCCCAGGCCCGCCGGACTGCGGGCGCGGGTGGCAATGTCACTGAACAACGCTTTTTTATCGATAATCATCAATATCCCTCCAGCAACAATGAGGCCTGACGCGGGCAACAGGAGTAAGCGCGCACCGGGCCGTGGGGCTGGTCGGCGGCGCTGAGCGCTAAAAACAGCGCCCAGGCACGGTCAGCGTGCCCGGCGGCATCGCTCTCGGCCACAAAACGCGGCGCGCCAGTCGGACTCATCACTTTTTTCAGTTTATGCAAATCGGCCCGCAGCGCCCCGTCCCCTTGCGGCAGTCGCAGGCGGCGGTCTTCAAACACTTCTTTACCGCGTGTCGCCAGCGTCAGCTTGTTAGTAGGCGTGAATAACACCCCTTCGACCCGCGTGCTGCCATGACGGCGTCTGGCATCCTCCACGGGCTTTTCGCCGAGACCAGTCTGGTCGATGCAGCAGCGCAGTACCCGGTAGTGGGCAAAGACCGCATCGAGCAGCGCATCCTGCTCGGCAAACGGGGCACGCTTGCGGGTAATGATGTCGCGTGTCCAGACCACATCGCCCACCTGTTCAATCACCCATATCACAAACAGGTCATGGCGCAGACCGATATCGACCCCGACAAAACAGGGACCGCCGTTATAGTGCTCAGGCTTGCCGGCCTGCGGGTGCTCTACGCCATCAATCAGGTCATAGGAAAGCCAGGCGGCGGCTTCATCCAGCCAGTGCAGTTCAAATTCCTGCGCCCAGGCGTCTTCATCATTGAGCGCCTGTTTGAGGGCGGCTACATCCCGTGGCAGGCCGTCTTTGACCGCCTGGTAAATGTCGACCCGATGGCGTGACCAGACGCTGTCCAGCGACGGGTCGGTCATCAGCTCATAAAACTTGTTGCCCTTGCCATTGGGGGTGGAGGTGACGCGCAGCCTGTAGCCGTTCGATATCACCGGAAACAGCGCGGCCCAGATTTTGCGGCTGTCAGCATGAAAGGCAAATTCATCGAGAAACACATTGGCGGCAAAGCCGCGCGCCGTATCGGGGTTGGCGGGAAGTGCGGTAATGCGTGAGCCGCCGGGCAGCACTGCCTCCAGCAGGGTGTAACGCTCGCTGCCCGAGCCTTTCACGCTGCCTTCGATTTCACGGATGGCCAGACCGTACGCCTGACAATGCTTTCTGACCCCTTCTTCCATCGCCTCTTTGGGCCTGGCGTTCCCCGCGCGAGAGAATGACCCAGCGGGTGCGACCGCCACGGGCCTCGGTCTCAAAACAGTCATCAACCAGCTCCAGCGTGGTGGTAAAGGTTTTGCCGGTCTGGCGGGCAAAACAGCCAATCTTGAAACGGGCGGGATCTAACATCCAGTGTTGCTGATACGGGTAGAGTGTCACGTTTTTGCTCATGTGATAATCCCGTAAATTTCTTCACGCACCCGCTTCAGGGTCTCCAGACTGACATGCCCTTTGCCTTGCTGCGCGGCTTCCTGCTCCAGCGTGGCCATTTCTGCGCTGATTTTTTTTTAAGCTGCCCTTGCAATTTTTTCAGGCTGACGCTGGCATGAATAATCGGGGCCAGATTTTTCGCCATGCGGGCAAAGCGCTCAGCCCGTTCAACCGGCGACCCCGCTTCTTCCTTGATGGTTTGTGCCTCCAGCAGGCTATTGAGTAATTCAGTCTGCACCAAAGCCATAATGGACTCTGAGCGGGTATCCTGGTCATCGGGCGCACCCTTGGTCAGTTGCCGCGCCGCTTCAGTCGCGTCACGAATAGCGGCAAAGCGGCGCTGCACCTTCTGACCGTAGCGGGAAATCTGCGCCCGACCGATGCTGTTCTCTTTATCCCGCAGCAGGGTCTCCAGCTCCCGGTAGCCACTGAAATTGCGCTCCGTCAGCGCCCGGTCGAGCCATTCACGCACCGATGGAGGCAATACATCGATATGACTGCGCGGTGCCATCGTCACTCTCTCCAGTATCTGGCGGGGCGGGCAATGCCGGGGATATCGTCGGTGACGTATTCCACCTGGTTCACCCCTTCCGGCGTCATCGTGGCGGTCCATGAGCGCGCCGGCGGTCGGGTCAGGCGAACCAGACTTAAGCCCTCAAGGAACAGTAACTCTTTTTGCAGCTCCAGCATGGTCATGTCCGGGTAGAGCGAGTGGCCCACGTCCCACAGCAGCCGGTCATTGGCCGGATAAGGCCGTGCCTTGTTGACCACCTGCAGTAACACCCAGCGCAGCCCTTCGCGGCGCGCCTGTTCGGTTTCTGTCATCCTTATCCTCCTGCCACCTGACGCAGTTGTATCGTTTCCAGCTTCTGGTAAATCGCGTCAAGCCGTGACTCCACCACCTGCTGATAATGAATAAATTCGTCGCGCCGGACATAACGTTCCGGCACCTCCACTTTGAATTCCAGCACCTCGCGCTCAAGGCGTGAGCCTTTGTCGGACGCCTCACGCATCAACCGCTCCAGCGAAGCAAACCGTTCGGCCTGACGCTTTTCGGTCTCCCGGATAAACCAGCGTGCCAGCCCCGCGAGAAAGCCCGCCAGCCCAAACAGATAGCTCACCAGTACCCAGAAATCGACCTGTAATGTCATGGTTGTGATCCTTCAATATAATCCAGCAATCCGTTTACCTGTGCCCGCCAGACCTGGCACTGTTGCCCGTTGTCGGTGATATTGGCGAGGATATCGCGCTGGGTAACTGGACTCGGGGTGTGTCGCTCGCCAGGGGTCTCAGCTGACCGGGTCGTGTTGCCAGTACCGCCGGTAAGGGGTGGCAGGGACTGAACCGTCAACGTCTGACAGCCCGAGGGCGGCGTTGTAGTGCTGCACGAAGCCACGAGTAAATACGCAGGCCACAGTATGAGCCTGACCTTTTTCATCCTGCCAGTGTTGGGTAACGTCATCTATCCGCCGGGTTAAGTGTTGGGTTTTGTCATGAAGCTGTGCAATGCGATTCAGGTAGCGCTGTTCGGCCTGATGCGCCACCTTCACCTGATGGATGAAACGCTGCTGCAGGGCATTTAGGGTTTGCGCGGCCTGCCCGGCGCGCTGTTTTTCCTGCATGGCAAACGTCTCGCGCAGCTGACTGAGGGTTGCCGCGCACCGTTCGGTTGAGCGACCTGCGCCTTGCGTGTAGCCGTGCCACCAGATACCCGACAACAGCGCCATTACCAGCACTCCGCCGGGGCTTTTCAGGCTGACTGCACTAAACACAGCTTGCCCCTCCCCAGGTCAGGTAACGCGGTGCCAGGGCATGTAAAATACGGTGCGGATAATGACGATTCTCACGCCAGGCGGTCAGGCTACGTCCGGCATTGACCCGCTCAACGCTGTCAAACCAGCGCCTGCCATCGACCCCCTGACGTTCTGCCAGGCGGCGGTCACGCTGTACCCAGCCCAGGCCACCGTTGTAGGCCGAGAGCGTCATCGCCATGCGCTCACACGCATTCACCGCCGACAGGCGTTGCCATAGCCAGCGGTCGAAACTCACCACTGCCCGCAGGCTCCAGCCGGGATTAAGCGGCGCTTTGGCGGCCAGTTCCGGCATCACCTCCCCAATCCAGTCCGTGGTCGCAGGCATAAACTGCCCCAGCCCCTGCGCCCCGATGCGATTGGTGATAGCCGGCTGCCAGCCACTTTCGTGCTCAATCTGGGCGGCAAAATCCGCCACCGGCGCATCAAGCCCCCACACCAGACGGGCGTTACGTATCAGCTCAGTCCGGTATGGCAGTGCCGCTTGTGGGGGACGCGCCGCATCGGCATCAAGCGCGCCACCAAGGAGCACTATCAGCAAAAGGAATAACAGCCATCTGGGGTCGCCCTGCGGACGTTGATAGCGGTTCATGGTCATAACCCCATCGCCACACTCAGACACACTGCGGCCACAATCACTGCCCGGCGCAACTGGGCGGCGGCAAACACCTGATGGCAGCCGCCGCGTACCGGATGTCGACCCTGTGCCACCTCCGGGTGGTCATGGTGCAGGTATTGACCGGGACGAGCCCTGGGGAACAGCGAACGGTCAAGCCAGTAACCGACCACCGCCGCCAGGGTGATCAAGGCCAGCTTGTAGAGCACCACCGGCAGTTGCTGCGGCGAGACCAGGCCAATCACCAGCAACAGACCAGCCGCAGTGAGCAACCAGCCGCCGAGGCGTGGGGGTTTTAAAGGGGGTCAAGGTCAGTTTTTTTTCGGATTTTCATCACACTCTCCCTGAGAATCAGGCCGACAGTGTGACAGGGCGGTGCGCCAACCGCTTTTAAAGCGGTTTACTAGTGGGAATGGCAGGGCGTGGTTAGATTATCCTCAGCAATTGCCCCGAATGGGGCAAGGGAAAAAGCGCGACCCACCCGGTGCGCTAACACCGGACAGGCCGTCAACACACAGACATCACCTGTGAGTCAACCGTGGCGCTTTTCGTCCTCGATGACAGGAAAGAGTCTACCTTAATTTCCATGAGTGAAACAGGCTGACAGACAATGCAGCAACATTTTTTACCGATACTGCCCTGGGCAGGCGGTAAACGGCGGCTGGCGAAACAGATTTTACCGCGCTTCCCGGCGCACACCTGCTACGTGGAGCCGTTTTGTGGCGCAGCGGCGCTCTTCTTTATGAAGTCACCCAGCAAAGTGGAAGTGATTAACGATATCAACGGCGAGCTGGTCAATCTCTACCGGGTGCTGAAACACCATCTGGAAGAGTTTATGCGCCAGTTTAAATGGGCGCTGGTCAGCCGGGCGATGTACCACTGGTTGAAAATAACCCCGACCGAGACCCTGACCGATATCCAGCGGGCGGCACGTTTCTATATGAAAAACTGGCGGGTATGGGACGGGATTTAGCCGGGATGATGATTGTTTCCGTCAATGATATTCCTGAGATGCGGGCAGTGTTTCAGGGGTTCGAGATGCAGAGCGTGCCGATTCGGTATAATCTCAACATCAATCAGCCCACACAACGGCGCGAGCTGATTATTACCGTCAAATAACCCTCTCCGCTGCAACGGAGAGGGATGCGTCATGCGCGGCGGCGGGCGGTTTTTTTCTCTGCCATTGCCGTCAGGGTGCGTTTAGCCACTTCGCGGGTTTCGCCGGGAATATGTCGAAAGGCAGTTAATACCTCTGCCTCTTCCTCATCGCGCACCACATCGAGCGCACTGGCTTCATCGCTGCGCTCCCCGGTCATCACATAAAGAAGGTCGACGCCTAACGCTTTCGCCGCGATTAAGTAGCCCGCATCAGGATGTCGCTCACTTTTTTCATAGTTGTACTGGGTGAGCTTTTTAACCCCGCACCGTTCAGCGAAGCTTTCCTGACTGAGCCCCAGCCGCAGGCGCTCGGATTTGAGACGGTCACCCACCCCTTCGAGTGTCAGTGTCACCCACTGCTGGGTATCGAGCGGAGCCTGCTTATCGCTCGCGGCAGACGGAAAGGTTTTATCGGTCAGTTGCTGGCTTAACTGTTGCAACTGCTTCTCTTTTTCGGCCACCAGTTGCTGGCTGCGCTTGAGCGCCGCTTCATCTTTACGCAATGTTGCCCGCAATTCCCGTACCGACATGCGGTCAACCTCATCGAGCGTCAGGCCCGCGATGGTGCCGCCTTCGGCCAGTTCGGCGAGGTCTTCGTCGTCTTCGGTCATCAGTTCAAAGAGCTTAGCTTTACCTAAACTCGCTAACGTTAGCGAGTTTTTCTGTAACAATGGTGATGTATATTTCAAAGCTGCTTTCATTATCGAATTTGCAGTTCTATGAGCCATTCCTAGTTTTTCAGTAACTATCTCAGTAAACTCCCCATGCGGCTCATTCTCTTTAAGAATAATCAGTCGCTTCCCCGCCTCCAGCATGGCTTCGGCACTCTGTGCCATATAGAAGCGCGCCTCATGCACAATACGTTCTCTTTCATAGGGTAAGCCATCTCCGAAACGCGCCATCACCTCCTGTTGGGCGCTGTTTTCTGCCTTTTTTTCAGGGTATGCAATTGCCCCCCCCGCAATCGTGATATTGTCCGCCGTAGTTACAGACAGGCTGGTTGCCGCTTTTTTCTTTGCCATACAGGTCTCCTTCTAGGCCGATAACAGCCAGTGATTTTTAATGGTGATAAGAGATATACAAAAACAGACAAAAAAAGACTTTACATTATTTCGCATGTATTGGTATGTTTATTTTTAACTTTTTATGACGGAGGCAAAACAATGTCACTACAACACCCCGCCGACTTTAAGCGAAATTTTTATGACCGCGTCTATCAGGACTATCCGACGGTGGCGGCATGGGCACGCCAATCCGGCTTTAAACCTTATCAGGTATACATGCTGCTTGATGGCTCCTGCCAGGGCTGGCGCGGGGAAGCGCGCAAAATTAAACAGGCTATTGAACAGATAATGGGAAAACCCATGCCATCAGGTAAAAAGCGCTATAAAAAATAACATTCGCCCGTTTCACTGACGGTAACATAATTTCCATTAATGAAAAAGAGGCTCTCCGATGAAAAACACCTTATCGCTCCATGCTTCTTCACGCACACGGCGGGCGCTGCGTATTTTGAAAGCCATGAAGGGGCATTACCGCGAGGGTCTGTCCAATAAAGCCCTGGCGACGCTTATCAATGACTCACCCGCCAATATCAGTCGCACCCTGCCGTTTTTAATGGAAGAGGGCATGGTTGAACGGCGCCTCAACGGGAATTACGCCCTGAGTGAAGAACTGATACAGATTGCCCTGGCTTTTTTTGATGAAACCGAACGGGCGCAAATCAGGATGGCAGAACGACGGGGTCGCTGCGTAGCCTCACCGTCAAAACCGTAAGAGGAAAAAATCATGGGTAGAAAAGCGTTACCGATAACGGCTGAAATCACCCCCGAACAGCCCCTGTCGCCGGATTTAATGAACAATCTTAACGCCCTGGCTGAACATCAGCAGGCGATTATGGACAGGTACGGCGAAGGCCTGCCCTATGAAAGAGAACGTATTGTGCATGAGGCGCGCTTCTATATGGCACAGAGTGCCGAAGCCATGCTGGAGGCGGGGAAGCGACTGATTATTCTTAAAGAGAATGAGCCGCATGGGGAGTTTACTGAGATAGTTACTGAAAAACTAGGAATGGCTCATAGAACTGCAAATTCGATAATGAAAGCAGCTTTGAAATATACATCACCATTGTTACAGAAAAACTCGCTAACGTTAGCGAGTTTAGGTAAAGCTAAGCTCTTTGAACTGATGACCGAAGACGACGAAGACCTCGCCGAACTGGCCGAAGGCGGCACCATCGCGGGCCTGACGCTCGATGAGGTTGACCGCATGTCGGTGCGGGAACTTAGGGCAAAACTGCGTGAAACGGAAGAGTCACTTAAAGCCAGCCGCCGCCTGGCCAATGAGAAAGATCAAAAGTTCAATGAACTGAGCGAAAAACGCCTGCTCGATCAGCATCGCCCATTAGGGGAAGAGGGAATACGTCAGCTCCGTGAAGAGATTGGCCTGGTGGGCTTTGATGTTAAAGCCATATTAATGGGCCGCTTTCGGGAAGGGCTGGAAAAACTGAGTAGTCACAGTGGTGATATCACGTCCCACGCCGACTATTTAGCGGGCCTGCTTAATGATATTGAGTTTGAAATCAATGTGTTACGCAGTGATTTTACACTGCCCCATCACGCCCCGTCAGAGACCGTACCTGACTGGGTAAACGCCGATGCAGAGGCAGAAGACGCGGATTTTCAGTTACCTGAACATTTACGCGGTACCGGACAGGATAGCGGCGAGGAGGTGGAGTAATGAACCCCATCCTGACCGAACGCATACTGGCGATTGCCCAGGCTGCCGAAAAAGCCGGGCATGGCGGCAAAGACGCTGTTTATCAGACAGGTTGCCAGGCACTCGGCATTTCCAGAGCCACACTGCTGCGAAAAATTAAACAGGTGAGCTATAAACCGCCGCGCAGGCAGCGGGTGGATTGTGGCACCAGTGCCCTGACCCGTGAGGAAGCCCTGCAGATATCCGGCGTGATGATGGCCTCGCATCGCAAGAACGGCAAACGCCTTTACAGCCTGGAGCAGGCGGTTAATGACCTGCGGGCGAACAACCTGATTCATGCCGGGACCAGCGGCTGGATTTACGCCGAGTACCGCTTCGGCGGCGAAACGACACAAAACTTTACCGATGTACTGATTAATGCCATGCAGGAGCGCGGTGGGGCCGACGTCCTGCATGGCGTGCCGCGCATCCTTTATACCGACCCCGGTTGCGCGCTGGTCTCGTCCACCCTGCGTAACCTGTGTCAAACCCTCGGTATTCAGCTTATCGCCCATAAAGCCGGCAATGCCCGCGCCACCGGCTCAGTGGAAAAGGCGCGTGACATTCTCGAGTGCCATTTTGAATCCGGTCTGCGGTTTGTGCAAGTCGATAATATTGATGAACTCAACCGCCTGGTCGGGTTATGGCGTAAAAAATACAACCGTACCGCCATCCACCGACGTACCGGCATGACCCGCACCGACTGCTGGCTGCGTATTACCCCTGGACAGTTAATCAAGGCACCGCCTGTTGACGTCTGCCGCGAACTGGCGGTGAGTCTGCCGGAAAACCGTAAGGTCAGCACTCACCTTCGCGTGTCGTTCAGGGGGAGTGAATACGATGTACGGCAAGTCCCCGGCATTTGCGTGGGCGACACTGTACAGATAGTGCGCAACCCCTGGCGCGACAGTAAAGCGCAGGTGGTCATGATGAATGAGAACGGACTGGAAGTCTTTTGCCGGATGCCGGAAGTGGCGAAAGACGACTACGGCTTTGACCTCAACAGCCCGACACCCGGCGAATCGTTCAGGGCATTACCCCACACCACGGCGCAACACCATCTGGCGGAAGTCGGGCAGACCCTGTATGGCAACCACCACACCGGGGGAAACCGCTGCCGCGCAAAAAGCCAGGGCGCTGCCACTGGGCGGTCGCTTTAACCCTTATCTTGATAATGAACGCGATACCCCACCGATTTACCTCCCCAGACAGGGGCAGGTCTCCACGGTTTGTGCCCCGCGTTTTGAAGAGCGATTAAACCCGGTCGTGGTGGTTCAACAGTTGCGTGCGCGTTTTCAGGCGGCGGGCAAGACCTGGCGCAGTGAATTTTACACCACGCTGACCCAGCGCTTCCCGGACGGCATTCCCGCCGACCTGGTCGACGCGCTGGGTGATGAGCTGATGGCGCAGACGGGCGATGTGGTGGTCAATCTGGCCAGTCACGGTTAACGGGAGGCCATCATGCTGAAACTGAAAACCCTGTTACAGCGACACAATCTGACCCAGGCAGCACTGGCCCGTGCGCTTGACCTTTCCGGGGCGACACTGGCGCAGATAGTCAATCACCACCAGTGGCCGAAACAGGACACCGACGCGCTAAAACACCGTATCCGGGCCTGGTTACGTGACCAGGGTATCGCGACGGACGACTGCTTTGACGGGGTTACGTCCGGCGGCAGGGAAAAGCACACACCACCCAGCAACGAGGAGGACACCATGTTACTCAAAAAACAGGTATTACTGCCTGCCACCAAAAAGCATTATTGGGCTGTTTCGCGCCCCGTTTGATGACAACGCGGTACAGGGTCATGAAGATGTGTTTTTAACCCCTGAAAGCCGTTATGTGCGCGAGGCGTTGTACCAGACCGCCCGCTATGGCGGCTTTATCGCGGTTATCGGGGAATCCGGTTCGGGTAAAAGTACCCTGCGTCGTGACCTGACTGACCGCATTTATCGGGAAAACGCCCCGGTGGTGGTGATTGAACCCTACGTGCTGGCGATGGAAGACAACGACCATCAGGGCAAGACCCTCAAAGCCGCCAGTCTCGCCGAGGCTATTGTCCACACCCTGGCCCCACTGGAAAAACTCAAACGCTCACCCGAAGCCCGCTTCCGTCAGTTACACCGACTATTAAAAGAGAGCAGCCGTGCCGGGTACAGCCATGTGCTGGTGACTGAAGAAGCCCATTGCCTGCCCATCCCGACCTTAAAGCACCTCAAACGCTTCTTTGAGCTGGAAGACGGTTTTAAAAAACTGCTGTCCATCGCCCTGCTGGGACAACCCGAGCTGGGCGACAAGTTATCCGAGCGCCTGTTAGCGGTCAGGGAAGTGGTACAGCGCTGCGAGGTCATTGACCTGCCGCCGCTGGATGAACACCTGAGCGACTTTCTTGATTTCAGGTTTAAACGCGTCGGTGGCGACATGAACAACGTTCTCGGCCCGGACGCGATACCGGCACTGCGTCAACGCCTGAGCTGGCTGCGCCCGAAAAAAGACACGCCGGTCAGCCTGCTTTACCCGCTCGCTGTCGGCAATCTGGTGACCGACGCCATGAACCTGGCCGCCGAGAACGCCATCCCGGTTATCGACGCCAATATTATTCACAGTGTGCATTAAAGGAGGCTTTTATGCTGAACCCCGCCGTGACCATTAAAAACCCGTCAGCGATGACCTACCAGGCCATCCAGCAGCAGTTCAGGCAATGCCTGTCGGTGATGGACAAACTCAGCCAGGAGGGCTTTACCGTCAGTCAGTTTACCGTTGATGGCTATAGCCGTCCGACCATTATCCTGCGGCATGACCGACGGTGTGATGCCTTACATCAAAAGGGCCATGCCGTTCGCTATGCCCTGGGTACTGACCGTCAGGGCCGCTGGGAAAAATACCAGTTCCTGCAAGATAACTGCCGAATCACCTGGGAGGTACGTTAATCATGAAAACACGCCCTGTCCGTATTACCGCACGACAATCGGTTTATCTGGCAAAAACCGTGGATATTACCGAACAGGACTATGAAACCTATTTATCGATTTGCGAAAACTGCCGTGATTTTAATGAACAAGACCAGCGTCTTGGTGAAATAGCGGCCCGATACCACATGAATTTATTTGAGCATATTCAACACACTGACGCCCCTGAAGACATTATTTTCGAGCGCGTTTAATTCCCGACGTTGTTAATTAAAAGGTAAAAAAGATGGCAAAGAAAATAACGCGGCTTAAAGCCGCGGCGGGTGCCTGCACCCCGCAAACTCGTGAGCAGGTGATAAGCGATATTAAAAATCTGGGCGATATCCAGCGGGAAATGACCCGACTGGAGACGCAGATTAATGATGAAATTGCACGATTAACGCATCAGCATGCGGCTGATATTGAAGCCATGAAGGCCCGCATCACCCTGTTGCAAAAAGGTATCCAGACCTGGTGCGAGGCCAACCGGGAGGAGCTTACCCAAAACGGCAAAACCAAAACCGCCAACCTGATAACCGGCGAGGTGTCATGGCGTAACCGCCCGCCATCCGTTTCGCTAAAAGGAATGGACGATATCCTGCAGGCGCTGGAAGAAAACGGGCAACACCACTGCATTATTCGCAAGGCACAGGTGGATAAAAATGCCCTGCTAAAAAATCAGGATACCATCAGGCCCCTTAATATTCGCGGCATTACCTTTCATCACCAGCTTGAGGATTTCATTATTACGCCCTTCGGGCAGGAGGTGACCTCATGAGCTATCAGAAAATAAAACCTCTGCGCCGCCAGATTGAAAAGGCACATAAACCGCGCCATGCATCACCTGCGGGCAGACCATTCTGCCGCCGCGTATTGTGAATTTCAACATGCCTTCGGGATACTGGCCGGACTCATCGTCGACTCAGATAAGGAAAACCCGTTATGAGCATTACCTGCATCAGCTGCCATCAGGCAACCCGTCACCTGAATCCTGCCCAGGCCCGGATTATCCAGCAACCGGAAAGCGGCGAGTGGGGAATTGACCTGCTGCTGGCCTGCCCACACTGCGGACAGCCTTATAGCGCCTGGATACTTAACTGGGATGTCGTGCCACTAAAAGGTATCACGACAAATTCGCCATCAACGCCACACACTCACAATAAACCCGCCGGTTAACGGGGAGGACATCGCCATGTGGATATTAATTTTGGCCATGTACGCCAGTCCTTATAGCGATAATGTTTTTTCCTCCCTGCATACACAGGATTTTGACACGGCAACCGCCTGTCAGCAGGCCGCCAGACTGTTTGCGAAAAAATTTGAAACCTTCAGGGATATTGATGCCAGGGCGATTTGCGTGAAGAAGTCATAGCGGAAAAGCGGCATGTAAACCATTCAATTGTATAATAACGCCATTCATTTTATAATCCTTCAAAACCCGAAGGATTATTTTTTTATTCATGGCATAAGGAACCCTGACCCCGACCACAACGATAAAGGACGCCTCCGATGACCCGACAAAAATACCTGCAGTTAATCCATATTGCCGCCCACCAGCTCAAACTGGATGACGCGACTTACCGCCAGATGCTGCACAGGCTGACGGGGAAAACATCGGCAAAAGCCCTGAATCCCGGTCAACTGGCGCAGGTGTTAAACGCCCTGAAGACACAAGGCTTCCGTATCCAGCCCCATCAAGCCAATACAAAAAAGCAGACCGACCGTCCGCAACTCCAGAAAATACAGGCCCTGTGGCAGGCAATGGCCCAGGAGGGCATTGTCCGTGATGCGTCAGCAACAGCCCTGGCCCACTTTGTTAAACGCGAAACCGGCTGTGATTCGCCTTACTGGCTGGACAGCCAACAGGCCAGCCAGGTTATCGAGAAACTCAAGCAGTGGCAAAAGCGCGTGGCGAGGGCAGCATCATGCTAGAGAATACCTTTCGTAGCAAAGGGCCGGAGTTACTGGTTGAGCTGGCCGANCACACCGCCCAGACTGTCAGGCAGATTATCGATGTTGACCCTGCTGTCGCCAGCCAGATAGGTGATGCCGTCGCCAGTCAGATGATGGCGGTCTGGGGCGGGCAAAATGTCTATTTTCCGATGGGGCTGATATGGAAAGTCAGCCAGCGTGACCGGGAGATATTTGCTGACTTCAACGGCCATAACCACCACGCGCTGGCGCGTAAATACAAAGTCTCGTTACAGTGGATTTATTCGGTAGTCAAGCGGGTTAAAAAAGAAGAACTGGCCCGCATCCAGGGCACTCTGTTTGAAGATGAAGATAAGCCGCCTCGATGACTGTTTCTTGTTTCACACAGTGAAACGTCGGAGAGAAAAACATAACCTGTACACCAGATAGTGAGTATTGGTTTAATGCTAACCAGACAATAGAAGAATATTTCATATGCTCGATTCATCACTTGTTGTGCAATGAGGGTAAAATCCTCAACGTCATTAAAGGTGTTTACTAGTCTGTTTGCCATATGTATACAAGAATGTTCTGCGAGAAAGCACTAATGAGTCCTGGCAACACGAGGCGAAGGAGGATTGAATGATAGAGGCATCGCTGCTGAATCTGCCCTGGGCAACTCTGGTAACACTGGCCTCTGGCTACATCGGTTATTTTATTGCCAATGTTGGCTTGAAACAGCACCATAAGCCTGTTGATATCACGTTTACGACCCTGGTCTTTTGTCTTTTACCCGCCGGGCTTTATCATTCAGCAGTGTGGTTGGGGTTCAACACCTACATAGCATCTGTTCCGGCTGTTATCTCTGCTTTTATTGCAGGTTCGGTTTGGCGCAAATACGGCAAGAAATGGATGTATGGCCTCCTGCGGAAATATGATATATCGTGGTCTGACAGCACCCACTCTGCCTGGCAGAGGATGTTTGACCAGCGTGGCTACTATGTTTCGGAAGTCTATGTTTACCTGAAAAATGGCTTCCGCTTGCCTGTCTGTTCGCGTCCAGCGTGGCAATGGCACAGCAAAACCCTATCGATCAGCAGCTCAATCAATACCTGA